TTAAAACTCAAGCACCTTTAATGTTTGCATCGCAACAAAGACTTGTAACTGCATCGGATTATAGAACACAAATACTGAATAAATATTCTACAACTATTGAAGATGTAAATGCATACGGTGGTGAAGAAGCAATACCTGCAAAATATGGTGTTGTATATGTCGCATTAAAATTCTTTGATGATATAAGTTCATCAACACAAGATACTGTAAAAACAAGTATCACACAAGATTTAACAGATGCTCTATCAATATTATCTGTAAGTACAGAATATGTAACACCTGTAACAACATTCCTAGAATTGGATACTGTATATAATTTAAATCCTGCATTAACAAGTTCTACAAGCTCTTCAATTGAAAATAGTATAACAAATGCAATTACTAGTTTTGCCACCAACAATTTAAAATTATTTAATAAAACATTTAGAAGGTCAAATCTTTTAACTGAAATAGATGCTCTTGACGATGCAATATTAAATAGTAGAATATCAGTTAGATTACAGCAAAGATTTACACCTACATTATCAACAACTGCTAATTATACTCTTACATTCCCGGTTGCTCTGGCACCAGTAGATGATGTTAATCATATTGTGGATTCAACAGTATTAACTGTAGATGGTGAGTCTGTAACAATTAAAAATAAATTAAGTTCAACAACATTACAATTAGTTACATCTGCAGGTACAGTAGTTTCTGATAATATTGGAAGTTATAATCCTACAACAGGTATTGTAAGTATTGAAGGATTAAATCCATCAGCATTTGCTGGAACTGAAGTAAAATTATTTGTAACACCTGCTAATCAAAGTACTGTTAGGCCTTTATTAAACTATGTAATTGATGTTGATAGTACAAGGTCAACGGTAACAACATTAATTGACAGAGAAACAACAAGTGTGGTACTATAATGGAACAAACAATTGAAAATTTTGAAGGTACTAAGGTTGTCAATGTAGAGGCAACTCAAGGCGATGTACAAGCAGGAATAGAATTTATTTATCATATGCGTGAGCATCTTATTGATGTTGGTGTTGCAACTGCATATTTATTTGTTTGTTATGGTATATATCTACTAATGAAAAAATATATAAAGTAAAATGGCAGCCAAGTTAAAAGATTTAAATAGAAGGCCAGTATCCTTACAAAAAAGTAAAGTTCAGGAAATTTTACCTGAATACTTTGTTGCTGAATTTCCTACATTTATAACCTTTTTAGAAAAATATTATGAGTTTCTTGATTCTGATGGAACACATTCCTTTGATACACAAATACAACAACTGTTTTCTACAAAAGATATTGACCAAACACCACAAAATTTATTAGATTTTTTAGGTAAAGATTTTGGACAAGGTGTTTCAGGTGTTGGTTTGTTTGATGACCCAAGATATTCAATCAGAAGATTTGGTGATTTATATAGAGCAAAGGGAACGCCAGTTGCTGCTGACCAATTCTTTCGTTCATTTTTTGGTGTTGAACCTACCATTGAATTTCCAAAAGAAAATTTATTTACTGTAGGCTCGTCTGCAATAGGACCTCAAGATGGTAAGGTAATATTGGACCATGCAAGAAATCAAATATTTTCCATTTTATATAAGGTTCCACTTTCGTTATCAAGTTGGTCAAAATTATATAAGGAATTTGTACACCCTGCAGGATATTTTTTTAGTGTTGATGTACAAATAGAAAAAGATGCAGACCTGGCGTTGAGAACAATGCCTGTAAGTGTTGCAGACTCTGCCGCTGGTTTAACATCATTGGTACAAGAAGGGGCAACTGCATTTAGTACATCATTTGAACAATTTACAACATTACAAACTGATGAACTTACAGGTGTTGTATTTAGAAATAATCCTGATGAAACAATTGCAACATATCAAGACTTGACTATTGATGCACTTGATTCTATATATGATAACATTAGAAATATACTTACTCCTAACTCATTTAAATTTGATGATAGTACAGACTCCACTGCTCCGGACTTCTCACTAACATTTGAAACATTTGACCAAGAAATGTTTGATAGTTATGGAAAAGCATTTTAAAATGATATAAATAAAACAATATAAGAGAGATATTTTATGGCAAGACAAACAATAAGTACAGGTTCAAGTGCAAATGACGGAACAGGGGATACACTTCGTTCCGGTGCTACCAAAATAAATGCAAACTTTTCAGAGTTATATACCTTTTTAGGTGGTAATGCCACTACATTATCAAGTCAGGTTGTACTTGAGGATTCTGCAGTTGTTTTTGAAGGTTCACTGGCTGATTCATTTGAAACAAGATTAACAGCAATCAATCCATCAGCTGATAGACAAATAAAATTACCAGATGCAGCTGGAATAACCGTACTTGATACTGCTACTCAAACATTAACAAATAAAACACTTACAACACCAGTAATTGCTTCATTACAACAAGCAAGTGGTAGTAATACACTTACAATGCCGGCGGCAACTGATACATTGGTAGGTAAGGCAACAACTGATACTCTTACAAATAAAACACTTACTGCACCAACAGTCACTGGTTTACCAAAAATATCTAAAGGATTTGCACTAGCTGACTCTGCAGGAGATGAAGTTGTTGTATTTGATTTAGTAACCTCTGCTGCAGCGGCTAATATGGTTACAATTACAAATGCAGTAGCAACCAGTCCACCAATTGTTTCTGCAACAGGTAGTGATACAAATGTAAGTTTAAATTTAACAGGTAAGGGAACAGGTGCTGTATTACTTGAAAGAACAGCATATGACGCATCAACAATTACAGCCAATGGGGCTGCTTCAGCTGCTCATTCATTTATAATATGTAACAAAGGTTCTGCTCTTGCAGTTTCCCTTGCAGATGGGTCGGTTGTAGGAGAATTTAAAATATTTACGAATAAAGGAGCAGGAGTTGCTACAGTTACACCTGCTAATTTTGCAGCTGGTACCACTTTTGCATTAGCTCAAAATGAAGGAGCACAATGTGTATGGGACGGTGCAAACTGGTTCCTCGTTGGTAATCAGAGTGTAACAACAGTAGCTTAATAGGAATAAAAAATGGCAGTTATAACAAATGATTTTAAAAGGGTAACATTAAGAAAACTATTTGATGATGCTCAAAGTGTTACAAACAGATACTATATAGGTATTGGTAAAAGTGAACCGTGGAATGATGCGGAAACAGTGCCAACACCAACCGGTTCAATAAGAGATGATAGACTTGCAAGACAAGGATTGCAATCTGCTAAGAGTGCATCTAATTTATCTTTTGTTTGTACTCGTTATAACTGGACATCAGGAACAATATATAATGCATTTGATGACAATGATACAACAATAGGTGATAATACCTATTACGTAATCACAGAAGATAATAGAGTTTATGTTTGTGTACAAGAAGCAAGAAATTCAAGTGGTGTACAAACAGCATCAACTGTGAAACCAGTGCACGAAGATGCATTGTTTGCAGTAAAACTCTCTGATGGTTATAAATGGAAATATCTATATACTATTTTAACAACAGATGCCTCAAACTTTTTATCTGCAAATTTTGCACCTGTTCGTCTTGCAGACTCATCTGAAACTGGTGTAGGTGCCTTACAATTTGCAGTACAAAATGCAGCTGTAAGAGGACAAGTATTAGGTGTAAAGGTTACTAATGGCGGTGGAGGTTATACTTCTGCTCCAACAGTTACAATCGAAGGTGATGGAACAGGTGCAGCTGCAACTGCCTCAATTACTGGTGGTGTTGTAACACATATATTCTTAGACTCGGATGCTGATAGTGCCATGGATATGGGTCGAGGATATAATTTTGCAGGTGTTAAATTTTCAGGTGGTTCACCAACAACAGCTGCAACAGGAAGAGTAGTCATAGGTGATATATTTGGTGCTGGTTTAGGTGCTGACCCTAGAAATGATTTAAGGTCAAAATCACTTATGTTTAATACAAAACCAGCAGGTATTGAGTCAGGTACCTTCTTTGTTGGACAAGATTTTAGACAAGTTATACTTATTCAAGACCCAGTTGATTCTGCGGGTTCAGCAATAACTGCAACTGCTGTAAATGCAAGTAAATTCCTTGTTACCACTAATGCTGCTCAGGCTGGTGGATTTGCAAATGATACAACAATTACAGGTGGAACCTCTGGTGCCAAAGCATTATTTGTATCAAATGCAGATACAAAAGTTTATGTAGTACAAAATGATTCAACAGGATTTGGAACATTTACAACTAGTGAAACTATTTCAGGTACTGCATCAGGTGGTGGTACTCAAAATGCAACACTCGCAAGTGGAAGATTAAATTATCAAACACTATATCAACCCAATGGTAAAATACTTTATATAGATAATAGGGCAGCTGTTATTAGAGATAGCGCTCAAACAGAAGATATAAAAGTTGTAATTTCAATATAGGATAGAAGATGCCGAATACATTTAATAACACAACATTCTCTACTACCTATCATGATGATTTTAAGGATAGTGATAATTTTCATAGATTATTATTCAATGATGGTAGAACATTACAAGCTCGTGAATTAACACAATCACAAACTCTCATGAATCAAGATATGAGAAGATTTGCAGACAACATCTATAAGGAAGGTGCTGTTATTAAACCGGGTGGTATTACAATCAATGATGAGTATGAGTTTATTAAATTAAATACAACTTCAGGTGCAACTCCAACAGCAAGTTATTTAAGTGCAACCCTTACAGGTGCAACATCAGGTATCGTTGCAAAGGTAATTGAGGTTGTAGCTTCAACAGCTTCAGACCCATCTACATTATATATTGAATATACAGATTTAAATGGTGGTACACAATTAAGATTTACTCCTGGTGAAACACTAACAATTTCAGGATTAGATGATGTTGTTGTACAAACAACAAATACATCTACAGACCCTGCTGTTGGTATTGGTACACAAGCTAATATTGGCGATAGTATTTATTATGTAAAAGGTCATTTTGTATTTTGTCCTAAACAAGCATTTGTTGTAAGCAAATATAGACGTGATGCTGATAATGGTTTAGTACTTAAGGTAATTGAAGATGTTATTACAACTACAGATGATACAGGGTTATTTGATAATTCAGGTGGTACACCTAACCTAAGTGCACCAGGTGCGGACAGATATAGAATACGTTTGGTACTTGACGTATTATCAAATATGGATTCAGATACAAACTTTATACGAATTGCAAATATACTTGATGGCTCAGTTACAAAAATTATAGACGAAAATGATGCATACAATATCCCTGATGAAATGGTTTCAGAAAGAATTAAAGAAAATTCAGGTGATTATTTAATTAAACCATATTCACTAAAATTTGAGTTAGACTCTGCATCAACAGCAACTCAATTAGATGCTGTATTAGGTGATGGTATTGCAGTTATTCAAGGACACAGAGTTACTACTCAATTTAATTCAACATTCACAATACCAAGAGCACAGGATACAGAAACAGAAACCAATGAACAAATAGCTACTAGTTTTGGTAACTTTGTTAAAGTAACAACTGGTCAGAGTAGTGATTCAGGTGATATATTAGGTTTACCAAATATTAATGTATTACAACGAATGAATTTACATACAGGTGCTGATTTAGGTGGTGCACAGGCAGGTAAGGCAAGAATTAGAGCCGTAACAGAGGATGGCTCAGTAGGATTTAAATTTCATTTATTTGATGTAGACCTAAACCCTGGTGTAAGTTTTAGAACTATTAAAAGTATAGGTGATAGTGCTGACGGAGGTAAACATTTTAATATCGTACAAGAAAATAGTGTATCGGTTATACATGAAACAGATAAAAATGATTTATTATTTCCAACACCATATATTAGACCAAATAACTTTGCAAATATATCACTTACAACACAACAATTCTTTACTGGAACAACAAACGGTTCTGGTGCATTAACAATTACTGTTACAGATACAACAAATGAAGTATTTGATAATACTGCAGACTTGCTTGTTGTAAGAAAGGCCGGTGGACCAGATACATCATTTACAATATCATCTGGTGGTACAGGTAGTACAACCATAGCATTTGCTGGATTAGATAATAGTATAGCATATGACATATATGCATATGTTAAAAAGGCCTCAAATGTTGCAAGTAGAACAAAAACCCTAGCAACAACGACTGTAACTGGTGTTTCAAGTTCAACTGATTCAGATGGTAATACAGTATTTTCCCTTGGACAACCAGATATTTACAAATTAGACAGTGTAAGAATTGCAAGTTCAGCTGGTAATGACGTAAAAGGAAGATTCCAATTAGATAATGGTCAAAGAGATAACTTCTATGATATCGGTCGTCTTGTATTAAAAGGTGGTCAAACTGCACCATCAACAATATATGCAAAATTTAGACACTTTGAACATGGTGCAACCGGTGAGTTTTTCTCTGCAAAATCATATACTGGTCAGGTTGATTACCAAGATGTATATAGCTACAGAAAAAATGATGCAACAGTTATTAATTTAAATGATGTGTTGGATTTCAGACCTGTTAAAAATACATCAGGAACTTTTGCTACTGGTGATGCAAGGGTACATTTCTTACCACAACCAACAGATACGGTTGAAGCAGATGTTACTTATTATCTTCCAAGAAGAGATACTATTACTGCAAATAAGGAAGGTGAATTCTTTTATACTCAAGGTTTAAGTTCCTTTGAGCCTCTATTCCCACAAACACCTGCTGATGATATGTTGCTTTACAATATTGAGTTAAATCCATTTACATTAAGTGATTCAGATATGACTGTGGTAAGAGAAGAACATAGACGTTACACTATGAGTGATATTGAACAAATTGATAAAAGGGTTGATAATTTAGAGGAAACTACTGCACTAACACTTCTTGAAGCGGACTTATCAAATATCAATGTACTCGATAGTACTGGTGTTGTAAGAGCTAAAACAGGATTTTTTGTTGATAACTTTGAAAATCAACTATTTAGTGATGTAGAAAATGATGGTTATAGGGCATCTATTGACCCATTAAATAGTACACTAAGACCTAGTTTTTACTTAAATAATATAAGATTAACATATGATTCAGATAACTCATCAAATACTATTAAAAAAGGTAATACTGTAATGCTAAATCATACTCAGCAACCTTTAATAAAAAATGAAGAGGCAACTGGTACAATAAATGTTAATCCATTTGGAATTCTAGTAGCAGATGGAATGCTAACATTATCACCTTCATCAGCTGATTGGTATGACCCAGAAATAAAACAGGTTGTTACAGATGGTGGTACTATTACTAAAAAAGTTAAAACAAATGCTCGTTTCAGTTTTGATAGATTTAGAAGTCCAGGTCAGTACTTTGATTGGGCATATAACTGGGGTGGTAAAACATATACAGTTGGACAATCGGAATTTGGTAGTGGCATTTTAAGACAAAGACGTCGTCAAGGTTTAGGTTCTAGTGATGTATTTTTAAAAGGTAAAACAGTTACTGAAACAAGAAAAGAAACTGTAAATAATAGAGAATTGAATATTGAATATACGCCATTTATTAAATCAACACTTGTTTACTTTAAGGCTGAAGGACTAAGACCAAACACACGGGTCTTTGCATACTTTGATGATAGAGATGTATCAAGCTGGGTTAGACAACAATCATCGTTTGTTGAGCATGGTTCTACGACAACCGATTATGGTAACACATATAATACTGCAACACAATATCCATTTTCTGGTGGTCCATCAACACTTACAACTGATGCAACTGGTAAAATAATAGGTTCATTCTTTATACCAAATACAGATGCAATCAGATTTGAAACTGGTGTTAGGGAATTAAAACTACTGGATATAGCAGTCAATAGTGGCCAAGAATTTGTATTTGGATTTGGTAATTCATTATCTCGTGCATCTGGAAAGTTTACTGCAAATGGTATTATACCAAAAGAGCAGGAAAGAATAACTGTATATAAAACAACTTATGTAGCACAAGGTCCGGCTAAGTCACAAGGAAATGATAGAGAAAGAACTTATTATATTAATTCCAAAAACGAAATTGTAAGTACAACAGGAAAAAGATTTGTGACCCAAACAGATGCAGGCATAAAAAAGAAAACAATGTCAAAATCACAGATTAATCGCTATGCTAGTGACTTAGGGCTTAAATAAAAATAGGAGAAATATAATATGGCATCAAATGTAGACCCAATTGCACAATCATTTTATGTGGAATCACCACAGGGTGTATATGTCTTAAAAATAGGTGTATTTTTTGCATCCAAACCTGGAGGTAGCGAAGTGCAATATCCTATAAAGATGCAAATAAGACCTTTAGTAAATGGTTATCCATCATCTCAAGCAGTATTACAACAAGCAGAGGCTATATTAACACCCTCTGATATTACAACAAGTACAGATGCAACCTCAAAAACATATTTTGAATTTACTGACCCTATCTATCTTGAAGGAGATAGAGACTATGCATTTGTTCTTATAACAAATACAACATCATATACAGTTTATATTTCAGAGGTTGAAAAATTTAAGGTTGGTTCAACATCTCGAAGGGTTATAAAACAACCAACACTTGGTTCACTATTTTTATCACAAAACAGTAAAACATGGACTGCAGACCAAACAAAAGATATGACCTTTGAAATAATAGTTGCTGATTTTCCTGATACTGAAGGATTTGCATTTTTAAAAAATGCAGATGTGCCATTTAGATTATTACCTAATGACCCAATTAGAACAGTAACTGATGACTCTGATGTTGTTGTATTCTCACCAAACCATGGACTTGTTGTTGGTGATGTCGTGCAACTTAAAGGAGCTACTACAACAGACTCTGCTACTATTGCTGGTTTAACAATTGGTGGTCTTTTTGGAGGTGCAGGAAAACTAACCGGTACTCATACAATTACTGCAGTTGATGGTAGAAGCTTTACATTTAAGGCTGATTCCGCTGCCGATAGTGATGATATAGGTGGTGGTAGTAATATATTGGCAACAACCAATATACCTTTTTCATCAGCATGGCCATCAATTGAATTGTTTTTACCAGGTGAATCATTATCTACATCCACTGCAAGATTTACTACAGGTAAATCACTTGCTGGTTCAGAAACTGCAATGGCAAAACCTACAGCGTTTTCACCAGTGTTAATTAACGAAACAAATAAACTACATGATGTAAAGAGAATTGCAAACAGACCTACAGAAGTTGCAAACCTAACAGATGCAGCACAAGGTGATAGGTCTTTTGATATTAAGGTATCAATGGTTCCAGGTTCTAACTTTGCTGGACCTGTTATTGATTTAGATAGAACATCATTAACAACCATTGATGATGTAATTGATAAACAGGATTCAGCTGCAACATCAGGATTTAATGTACCAATTATTTACTCACCTGAAACAACTGCATTCGGTGGTACATCACTTGCAAAACATATAACAAA